TGTACCGAGTTTTTCCTCCGCTGCGATACGATTTTTTAACCCCTCCATTCGCTTCCGATGCAGTGAACAAAGGAATGCAGATTTCGACATAACCCTCCTTAAATTTTAAAAACTTATTTAGAGGCCCAATTTCGTTATTTTTTGAGGGGGGAGCTATGTCCATACAGACCCCCCCGAGATCTTTTGACCTTGGTGCCTTAAAATGCGAAATTTCGGCATGTTCAAAAGGGTAGGTCGCTTTGTTCAGCCACCTCGCTCATCGATGTCGGTTTATGCACACTCGTTTCCCACTTTCGCTTTTCCAAAAAGTCCTTGATGTCCTTTTCCAAAAAGTTCGAGTCCTGGAGAAACGCTGGAAAAAACTCTTTCTTTCCGTGCCTTGTCGCGCCAATGCTTGCAACACTCCAAAACATACCTCCGTTTTGCATTTTTTTTCGGATGTATGCAACGCGGTATTTCCCATCCAGAGATAGGTACACAAGCTCTTTTGTGTACTCATCCTCGGGAAATTCATCATGAGAAACAAACTCAATTTTTGTCATAAAAACTCCTTGGTTTTGTTGGGCATATTTACCCCTTGCAAAAATTTTCTTCAACCCTTTTTAGCCGCTGTTGAACCTTTTGACATTTTTTTGACGGATTGAAACTGCGTAACCTTCTCGTAAAACCTGCCATCGCTCAGAGCAAAAAATGTCGGAGCAACGTAAGGCGAATCGGCCTCAAAAAGCACCCCAATCTGGTCTTTGACCCTGTCTCGGTAATGCCTGCAGCGATAACCATTGCCGTCGGAGTAGTTTTCATAGCGCTTGATCAGCTTCTCCGCGAGATCGGTGTTTCTCTGCGAGTTCGTCTGAACGCTGTCATCGACCTTCCACGTCCGCAATGCGCTAGGCCAGTCCTTGATGCTGTACTTGGCTTTTCTCGAGATGAGTTCCACGGCTTTGTCGACATCTTCCCTAGAGCCGCGTATCGAAATGCACTCGTTGAGCATATCCTCGGTCATGTAGACGTGCTCATAGATGTGTATCAGAGGGTTTTCCCCAGGTTTTTTTTGTTTATTTGCTGAAAAAGATCTCTCACCCTGATCGATCGGACTGCCCGAAATCTTTTGATCCTGCGAAGCTGGATCGAAAGAGAGAGGGTAGGGAGAGAGATCTTCTTTTTCTTTCTTATTCTTTCTTGTTTGTTGTCGTTCAGTTGTCGTTCGGTTGTCGTTTCGGTTGTCGTTCGATTCTTGGTTTATGTCATAAACAGTTGAACTACAAAGGCGAACTAGTGTTGAAACAGTTGTCGTTCCAGTGGTCGACTTTTTGCGATTTCTGTTAGTCTCGGTGATTTCGATATGTTTTCTTTTCACGAGAATGTTTTTCGCGGCGCGATATTGCCCGATTGTAAAACCGTATTTTTCTGCTGATTTTAGATGACATTGGCCAACAGACAATCCATCGGGGTGACCTTCGTATCGTCTGGCGGTATTTGCTATGTGCGTTAGTAGATAAAAAGCGTTAGGTTTTTTCTGCATTAACCAGAATGCTTCTTCGGATGGGATGAATTTTATGAATCTTTCAGACATTGGTAGCTCCAAAGTTATTGCGTTTAATAACTTGTTGAGCTAGAATAGGAGACAACTCAAAGTTGTTGTTGTGTCTGGTTTTTTTCCTATTCTGGTCCAACAAGTCTAAAGCACTCTGACTACCCATCGGAGTGCTTTTTTTTGTTAAGATATCACGGGCAGTAATCTGTTTACAATCTAATTTCACCCTTGCACCAGCAGTAAAACTGTTTAGATTCGTTCCAGGAATGTGGTGAGGGCCTTACGATGATTTCTTCTTTTCTATCCGTAGAGATTAGGTAGCCTTTTTTCTCTAAGAATTGAGCTGTGGTTCTGACCCAGCGCTCGCTTTTTCTGTCATCATATAAGACAAGGTGTTTAAGCTTTGTGTGATGGCAAATCATATAGATCATGTCTAGGCACGGTTCGCCAAGAGATTCTATATTGCTGTGGCATTCATCGCAGATAAGCTGGTCTTCAACAGTCATTGATCAGCCCTCTTTTGCGCATGTCGACGATAAAGAACTCTGGTGTCTCATCGAATGAGAGTAATTCTAGTCGCGAATACGAAAGAAGGTTGTTTCTGAAGATTGTGTTTGAAACTTTGAAGTCTCTTTTGATGGATGATTTTGGAATGTTGAACTTTAAGCCGCCTTCTTTGTCGGAAACTTTATAAAGATCGACAAACATAAGTGAGGCTTTGGGGTAGTGGAGGAGCACTTTTTTAAACAAAGGTGCTGGGGGGAAAGATTCATAACCTAGCATAAACTCCTTTAATAGTGGACTTTTTACGTTTATGCGATATAGAATCGTAGCGTTGTTTCGTTCTATATCGGGTGTTAGGACGGCAATCCTAATGCCCAGTTTTGATAATTCTTTCCTCAATAAATGTAAATAATTTTATTTATCCCATTCTGGCTTCACCCAATCATATAAGGTCACATTTCCCCTTGTATGCTTCTCTATTTCATGAGCTAACCTGATCGTTGGAGTGCTCTTTCCATTAGCAATACTGCTCATGTTCGTGGGCGTCGTACCAATCTTCTCCGCGAGCCACTTGCTAGTTATCCCATTGTGTTGTAAGTACTTCTTTAGCTTGGTTTGCATTTGTAAATATCCTTTCTGTTAAACAAAAATAAAAGTCGATTGACATAAATGCTTGTCGACTGATATTATGCTGAGTATAAACAACAAAAAGATTGTCGTCAACAAGGAGGATTTTGTGGCGGTAACAACATATTGGCAGCAATTCAGCAGGAAGGAGCTTGATGAAATGCATGGTGTCTTGTGTGAACCTTTTGATGAAGATCAGTTCTTTGATTTTTGTGATGAGGAAGAGATAAGGGTAAGTAGAGTGCGTTGCGAATGTGGCAACTGCATGTGGTGTTTAGGTTTAACTTGGTAATAGGAGAACAGATTATGAATCAAACAGAAGATATTAAAGAGTTGGTGGCAGCGTTGGCGAAGGCGCAAAATGCTATTCAGCCAGCGAAGTTTAACAAGAAGAGTCATTTGACGAGATACGCTGATTTTTTGTCAGTCATGGAAGCATGCCGTCAGCCCTTGTGTGAAAATGGCTTATCTGTGATGCAGTTTTGCGAAACCATGAATGACAAGCTGTATTTGGTTACGATGCTTGCGCACATTTCTGGCCAGTGGATCAAGAGTTACTATCCCATCATGGGTAAAAATCTGGATCTTCCCCAAGCTTTAGGTTCTGCCGTGACATATGCCAAACGTTATTCTTTATCAGCGATGATCGGCGTTGTAGCTGATGATGATCATGATGATGACGCAGAGACAGCCATGGGAAGAGGTAAGCAGAAAGAAGAAGAACCTTCTAAGCCTAAGAAGAAAATAAGTCTAGAAGAGGTATCTATTCTTAAGAGCCTTGATGCCAAGTTTACAGAAGAGGTTCGAGTTAAAGTGCATGCTTGGCTTAAGAAGATTGGATTCTCAAGGGTAGAAGATGTTCTGGAAGATTCTTTTACGAAGGTGTATGCAGCTTTTGAAGGCGCAGTTAAATCCATTGAACAGGTAAAAATATCATGAAGATTGTCGATTTAGATCAAGGTTCTCAAGAGTGGCTCGATTGGAGGAAAACTCATCTTACCGCAACAGATGCGCCCATGCTTTTGGGTGCATCGCCCTATTGTACTCCTTATAAAGGTTGGCAAAGAAAACTCGGTTTGGCTCAAGAGCAGGCGGTTAATTCAGCAATGCTTAGAGGTCATGCTGATGAGCCTATCGTTAGGAAGATGTTTGTCGAAAAGACAGGCATAGATTTCCACCCTTGCTGCATCACCAGTGGAAGATTTCCTTTCTTGGCTGCTTCTCTAGATGGCATTAGCTCTTGCGGGAAATATATCATCGAGATCAAGTCTAACGGAGCGCAGTACCATTTTGGCTTGGAAGATGGAAGTTTACCAGAGTTTCACATGATGCAGATTCAGCATCAACTTCTTTGCACAGATGGACAGGTGGAGAAAGCCTATTATCTCTCATATAATAACGGGGATCTTAAGATTATTGAAGTATTGCCAGATCAAAGCTTCTTTGAGAAATATATTCCAGAGGCGAAAAAGTTTTGGGATCGCATCATATTCTTCGATGCTCCTCCTATGACGAACAAAGACTATCGAGAGATCGATAATGTCATATTTTCTGACATAGCGGAAGAATATCGCAATGTTTGCGAACAGATCAAGAAGCTCGAGGCTTTGAAGGAAACGCATCGTAAGAAGCTGATCGAGATGTGCCAAGGGGAAAGTTCGATCGGTGGGGGGGTTAAGGTCATGAAGAAAGTAGTACGAGGCAGAGTGTGCTATGATGACATACCCGAGCTAAAGTCTGTTAATCTCGAAGAATATCGTGGCAGTCCTTCCGAATCCTGGACAATTTTTATTGATAAAAAATAATTGAAGTCGCATGGTTGGGAAAAAGGAGAACTTTATGAAAAAGTTTGTTTTTGTCGCAGCCATGCTAATGTTTACGGGATGCAATCTGAACTATAGCATTAACATGATGCATACAGAAGGAAGCGCTACAGATATGGTAGACGAGAACGAAAATCAAACCGCTTCTCCATCTGTTGAAGTCCCAAAGGCGATATGATACCGCAAGAAATCATCGAGAGCGCTCTTAAAATAAAATGGTTCTTTTTGCTGATTATTGCTATTGGGATTTTGATGGCTTATGCGTCTATCTTAATCCTGGGAGATAATAATATCATCGAAGTGAAGATCGAGGAGATGATCGAAGCCGAGACGGGAATGAAGATCGATATTACGCCTTCTGACTCAAAATAGAGCTTTATTGATATCTTCTACGGATACTCCTAAAAGTTTGGCCATAGATTCTCGAATCTGTTGATTTTTTTGTTCTTCAAGACGAATCTTTTCCTGTTCTTCGTTTGCCTTGACCATATTTTCTTCCCAATCTTTTTTAATCGAGATGCACTCGTCTTTGGTGAGTTCAACGCGCATTCCGTTAACAATTCTGTGTGTGGGTTCGTCCATTTTTTCTCTCCTTAAGCTGCCTTGATTCCATAAAGTTTGAAGGTTCCTGTCGAGATATTTCCCGAAGACATCAGGAATCTGATGGCGTCGATGTCAGCTGCTGTGTTTCTTATTCCAGACCCATATCTATCAGAGGTAGATGCTGTACCTTCCCAGGATATCCTTCCTGTATTTGCAAGTGACGGATTATAAATCGTTAAGCAAAAAGATCCTGCATCTGTAGAAGTATTGCTCATTGTTGGATAGATTTCGATAGAAGAATCTGCAGCAGATCCAGTTATAGATGGTGTTGGCCCTGAAGAATACGATGTTCTTGATCCAACATATTTATAATCAGAAGCTCCCGAGTCATAGGAGGATCCGTTGTTTGTAGAGGTTCTCATAATGAAGTTTACGCTGTTTGTCACGGGGACAACGTTTGACATATACACAACATATGCAAAATAGGTGCTAGACAGTCCTGTAAAGTCGATCGTTGCGCTACTAGAGGCTGTTCCCGTTGAAATTAGTTCCATAGCTCCGCCTCCCGCTGCTGTTTGGAATGTAGGAAGAGCACCCGCTCCATTCGATGTAAGAACCTGTCCCGAAGTTCCTACGCCAGCTATGCTTTGTAAAGCCCCTGTTGATGTTGTTCCTCCACACGTGACCGCGTAAGCTGTAAACGATGTAGCGCCCGTTCCTCCTCCCGCTACGACCGCTGTACCGAACGCTGGATTAACAGCCGCACCCGCTGATACCAAGGGCACACCAACGGTTGCTGATGGAGCCACGCTAGCTAATGTGCTAGTCGTTGCGCCTCCAACCTGTACATTGTATTGAGTGGCGGCTGTTGCTGTGAAAGATGTACCGTTGAATCCGCAGATTCCTGTTGTCGCTTCGTTTATACTGTTTGCTGCTGTTGGCATTATTTTTTATCCTCAAGAAAGTGTCCACGTTCCAATAACGGACGAGGCTCTAAATATATTATTTGCTGTAATACAAACAAGAGTAATGCAATCTCCTACATTATTACCCACGCATGTCCCTGTTGCTCCTACAGTACTAGAACCAGAACCTATTAAAATTTGCTGACTTGCAGCCTGAGTAATAGTTGTGATTCCCAATTTACCCATTATAATAAAAGTATCACCAATTGCTGCGGTTGTTGGAAGGGAATATGAAACCCCTCCACCACGATCAGTAATGTAGCCATTTTGAACAGAAATCGCTTGGGATGCTCCCGTCACATCTGTCCAGGAGAAACCGCCTAGAGTCGATGCTATAGTGATCGAGTTTGCTCCGTTGGTGACGCTGATTCCTGTGCCTGCTGTGATATTAGCTGCGATTGGTTGGCTAGAAGAAGACCCAATAACAAATTGACCATCTGTCAAAGCACGCCATGTAGGGATTCCACTACTGTCGGTTGTAAGCAATGCCCTGGCGACATTTGTTACTCCAGCGATGACGTTTGCAGAAGACGAATAAAGCAACTGATTTATTGTGGTCGTGTTTGGGTATGTCGCTGTAGTTGCAACCCAATTTGTTCCATCTGCTCTTAGGATCGTTCCTGTTCCTGTTGCCGTTGCAGGATATGTTGCAGTTGAAAAAGCTGGGTCAGCTGCTGCACCCTGAGATTGGAGAACCTGACCTGTTGTTGCAGAAGGCCCGACTTTTGTTATTGTCGATGTACCCGCTCCAACAAGAAGAGCATGGTTTGTAAGACCTGTTAAAGCAACGGTGAGTGTACTCACAGAACCAGATGTTGCTATACTTCCAGAGCCGACAATATTCCAATTTCCAGCAGTTGGAGAAAGCGCTCCACCAGAGTCGCCTGTAATCGTTTGACCAACTCCCGAGCCTGTTACAGCCACAGTAATGCTATTAGCAGCGTTAGTAATTGAAATTCCTGTTCCAGCGGTTAAAGTTGCTGCGATAGGCGCTCCAGATCCTGAACCGATAATAAGCTGTCCATTTGCCGAGAGAGCTGTTGCTTGCGGTATACCAGTTGCCCCTGTTGTTAATACGGCATTATTAGCGGTAGCAAGACCCGAGATAACATTCGCAGAAGACGAATAAAGAAGCTGGTTAATTGTAGTTGTTGCTGGATAAGTAGCCGTTGTAGCAACCCAATTGGTTCCGTCGGCACGCATAATTGTTCCTGTGCCTGTCGCTGTCGATGGATATGTCGCGGTAGAATAGGTTGGCGCAGCTCCTGTATTTGTCTGCAAAACTTGTCCTGTAGTTCCAGAAGCCAGCAAACCAATCGTTGCCGTTCCTTGACCATATAGGACTGCGTTGGCTGTGAGGCCTGTAAGTTGCGCGGTTAAGGTATTAAGAGAGCCTACAACCGTTAAGCTACCTGTTCCTACAAGGTTTACTAAACCCGCAGCCGTTGGAACCACAGGGTTTGTTCCAGAATTTGGAGCAAAGGAATCAACTGCTGGGCCAGATCCGCCAGATAGTGTTACGAATCCGTTGGCATCTACGGAAAAAGCCGAAGAATCAAAGTGAACAACACCATTTTTTGTAGCATCCGTTGCGGCTACTGCGGTCGATCTCTGAATTTCGATCGTCAGACTATTGGCAGCTAACGAATTTGTACGAATGACATTTGTCCCTATTGTCCCTGTAGCTACTTGAGCTCCTGTAATTGTGATGTTTCCTGAGCCATTGGGGACGACTGGGTCAGTGCCTGGCACTGTATGTGCATCTACATCGATGTTTGTCGCAGCTACTCCTCCACCCATCAGCGTCACAAAACCACTAGCATCTACAGAAAACGCTGCTGAATCAAATGCCGATAGGCCGATTTTTGTCGCATCTGCTGCAGCAATAGCTTGAGAAATCTGTATTTGCGTCGTAATGGTGTTTCCTGAGCCGACAGTTTGGACAGGTGTCGTCCCTGCGACAACTGTTTCCCCAAGAATCTCAAGGACGTTTAGTATTGGAATCGCAAAGCCCGAGTCTGCATCAAACTGCGTGGGAATGACAGGATAAGTTCCAGTAATATCAATGATTGCAAGTTGGCTCATTTTTTTATGCGTCCTAAAAGAGTGTAAATATTCTCAATCTGCTTTTGAATATATTGCAGTTCTTTTCCGTTTAGGCGAATTTCTTTCAAAAGCCCCAACACATCTACAGCGTGCGAACCTATTTTATCCTCAAGCTCGCTCTTTACCTTCAATGCTTCGCTTGGATAATTTAGAATTTCCTGTTTTGCCTTGTCGATAAGATCCATCAAACTCACACTTTGAGAAATCGAAGACTGCTGAATGTAGCTGCATTTTGCTTCCATATCGCTCTTATGATTATCAAAAAGAGATTGTGTAAAAGAAATTTTTGAGTTTAGATCGGAATGATTTTTTTGGAGATTTTCAACGCGTGAATCATAAACATTCAAAATATTTCTTGTTTTTGTATTTTGAATATCTTGATCGGAGATATGTTTTTTCAGATTTTTATCTGTTTCATCTGTGATGCCGAAAAGAACGTTGAAATTCGACTTGCATTTCTGTAAGTCCGAATCATTTTTTGCTTGATTCACATCAACGATTTTCTCTAGATCATCGAGACGTTTACTTATATCACGAAGCTCTTTGAGAACAGTATTGAGAGAATTACGATGATTAATGATCTCTTGCTGTGTGGTCAGCTCGAACTTTTTTATAAGATCATTTCTGTTCAGCATATTAACACAAACACTCTACGTAAACATCCCCCGAAACAGGAGCTGTGCTTTGTTTAACGTAAAATATTGTGCCGATGGGAAGAACATATTTGTCATCGAATTGTGTATTCATGTTTGCTTGAACGTCATAAAGCTTGTATGATCCTTTAGCAACAAACATTTGCCCTGCACTCACCGTATTATCCAAAGAGAAGATCATGTCCCCTTGTGTGTTATTTGTGATGCAGAATGCACGCACATAGTGAGTCGTTGCGCTTCCAACAGCAGCATAGCTTCCAGAGATACCTCCGAAAGCTAATGTTTTCAATGACTCAAAAGATGCTTTTGATAAGCCATTAGCCATTTTGTTTTTCCTCAGAGCAACAGGAAGGTTTATCTTCTGGTGGGATAGGAGCTTCGCTCTCATGTTTCGGTAGATCTTTTGCCGCTTCCGCCTCGGCTACCTGCTTCTTGTGAGCTTCAACCATTCTTTCCACCATCAAGCTTTTGATCTCCATGAGAAAATCATGAAAGCTTCCGATTGGCATATCATTTTCGACAAAAATTTTTGCTTTTTGACAAGCACTTTCAAACGCCTGAACTGCCTTTTGCATCGTAAATTACCTTTTTTTTTAGGATTTTGAGAACAATTTCACCATATTAAAATTTTACTCACATATCAACTAAAAATTAGGTTTGTCTGAAGATGATGTAAGCAAAGCTTGACGCATCTCCCGTTTCTGTCGATCCTGGAGTCCCAACAATCTTACTTGTTACAGTGAAACTTGTGGCAGCACTGATCGTATAAGTCAGCATTCCCAAAGTGGTCGAAGCGTTAACCGCTGTTCTTGATAGGAAAATCCTGTCGGAAGCAGAAATATTTGTGTTGTTGATGGTCACTGTTCCAGCTGTCAGAGTGCCTGTTCCAATGAAGTCGGTGGCAGCTCCCCCGTTTAGGCTAATTTTCGTTGCAACGCTGCTTAGATTAAAGTCTGTTGCGCAGTTAACAGCTCCTGAACCAGCTGTAATATTGACGGCGGTTGTGGTTGTGGTATTACCAATAGTAATCGTTCTAGCTGCTGCACCAGTACCAATATTGATGTTTTGAGCAACCGCATCGTTACCAATTGATATCACTCCAGCTGAGCTATTCAGCTCAAGAACTCCTGCGGCATCAATCAAGCATGTGTCGGAAGAGTTGAGGATAATATCACCTGCTCCAGTCGTTGCGACAGCAAAACCGCCTGTTCCAGTATTGACGGCAACCGCTGTTCCTGCTGTAACGTTACCGATAGTGATTGTTTTGGCTGCTGCATCAGCTCCGATATTGATAGCGCCTGTTCCTGTTACTAGACCGAACGAACCATTGGTTGTTGTCCATGCACAAGCTCCAGATCCTGAATTTACGTTAACTGCTGTAGCTCCAGTAATGTTACCGATTGTTATGGTGTGAGCAACGGCATTTGTGCCGATATTTAAGGCTCCTGTACCGCAATCCAAAACCAAAGATGTGGCTCCAGTACTATTTCCAAGAGTAATTGTATGTGCAACTGCATTTGTGCCGATGTTTAAGTTTCCTGTGCCGCAATTTAGTACTACAGAGGTAGCGCCAGAGCTGTTGCCAATTGTGATCGTTCTAGCTGCTGCACCAGTACCAACGTTGATGTTTTGTGCAACCGCATCGTTACCGATTGAGATCACTCCAGCAGAACTGTTTAGCTCTAAAACACCAGCGCAATCAATCAAGCATGTGTCAGCAGAATTGAGAATGATGTCTCCTGATCCAGTACTTGTTACTGTGAAGCTGCCTGTTCCTGTGTTAATCGCAACCGCAGTAGCTCCAGTAACGTTACCAATGGTAATTGTTCTTGCTGCTGCTGCTGTACCGATATTAACTGCTGCTGTGTCTACGTCTGTAGCTAGATTTAGAGCCACACCAGCCGTTTTTATCAAAGCAGAAGCGTTGGCTGTCAAGAGCCCTGACAATGTAGTTGCAGCGGCTGAAAGCGTTGTAAAGGCTGCTGTTCCTGGCGTTGTTCCACCAATATTTGGAGGAGCTGCAAAAACAGGGGTCAGGTTTGATGGAGTCAAAAATAATGCTAAAGCAGGTGTGGAGGCTGTTCCAAGTACAGCTTCACTGTCTGTAGCTAATTGCCCGATACCCGCAACTGTTTCTGTCGATACAGGAGCTCCTGCGATAGCAAGCGCATCGGCGTAAGATTTCGTGGCCACTACACCCGTCTCATAAGGTGCTGCCGTTACCTTAACGATACCTGCTACAGTATTTGTCGCAAGAGGAACAAGTGAAACCACTGCCGAAGCTAGTGTTGAGGGGCTAATATAAAGCTGATCACTATCTCCTGCTGCTGCCTCGGTGGCATTTGCCGCCCTGACAGATCCAGTCCAATTTTGGTTTGATTGTTTTCCTGTATAAGAGTTAGGTCTTGCAAACTTAGGCATATGTTGTATCCCTTAAAGTGTTAAATTTAAATTTTAACTTACACAAAAAAAGTGGGGAGGCAAAGAAAAAGTTGCAAATAAAGCTAAATTGTTGAATAATTATTCAATGTATGGAAAAAAGACATTTAACTACTACGTTTCAAATCACACCACACCTACATACAGAGCTTAAAGTTATGTGTGTTTTGACGAAAAAGACAATGGGTGAATTTATCCGTCTAGCGATCATCGACAAGATCAATCAGATAAAGAATCAAAACATCAAGGAGGATAAATAACATGGATTTAACTCACATAATATCACTCATAGAGTTTCTAGTTCTATTCATCACTCTTTTGGGTGGATTCTATCTCTTAGATGGAAAAATAGAAAGACAAGGACAGAGGACGGACAAGCTTTATGAAATGTTCATCGATTTACTTAAGGAAAGAAAGTAATTTTAGTACAAGGAGGAAAAAATGGACAAAATGCACATAGAAGAAATGACTGTTAACGCATTAAAAACAATTGAAATGTTGAAAAATAACAATATTTGCATAGAAGATTTCGTCACTCTGCTTGAAGTTTTGTATAAAATAAGCATTTTTTCTGGGAATGAAAATGTCTGAATCATGGATGCAAATTGTTTCTCTATTTCTTGCTAATGCTGGATTAGTTTTGTGGATGCGATCGGAGTCAAGAAACGATTGGCGACACATGGATGCACAAGTAAAAGCTATTCAAGAAGAGATCAAAGACTTTCACGGAAGATTGTGTGCTATTGAGGAAAGAAAGAGAGAAAAAACATGAGCAAAGACTTAATCGATAAGAAATTCGATCAGCTATTCAAAATGCTTGAAGAGTTTCCAAAGAGAATCTGTGATGAGTTTGATTCAAGAGAAGAACGACGTGAAATAAGAATAAAAAAAGAAGCTATGGAGGCAAGGAAGCTTCCCAATGCTTTATTCAAGGAGGAAGGAACACATGAAAGAAATAATTGAATTTATAGGATCATTTAATGTTCAAACTATTTTAGCGATGACTGGAATTTTGTGGTATTTTACGAGAGATATCCGAAATGAAATCAAAAAAGAGATAGACGAAATAAGAAAAGAAAATTACTCGCAAGCTAAAAGAACAGATAAGCTTTATGAAATGTTTATAGATCTGCTCAAGGAGAGAAAATAGTCATGGCTGAAATTGTTGTAGGACTTTTTGTGGTTGGCTGGGGTCTTTACTGGTGTCTATTTTGTGTGAATTTGTTTTGCGATTAGGAGGATAAAATGCAATTCTTGTTAGCTTTTTTTGTTTATGTAGCTGTTCGCGGAGTCATGGCTCTATTCTTCGATTAAGAAATCCCAATCTTCATTTGGATGTTTTCTATCCATATATTCCTTTACCTGCTTCATCGTAGATTTTATTGCATTAACCGATCCAGCGTCGAAATTTTTTATCATTTTGTTCGAAATATTTTGGAAATACGGGTTGGTTATCATTTCTGTAGCTAATGTTCTAACCGCTATTTCTCCAGCAACCCCAGCTAATGGCCATGGATTACCAAAAATCAATGCGCTCGAGCTAGCTGGAATCCCAAGTATTTCGGCTTTATTTAAAAATGCATCAATCATATCAGGCTTCATCTTTTTGGCTACAGATGCATATTTGCTATAAAGAGTGTTGGTAATCTCGAAATCTTTAGCAATCTCAGGAACATTTGCCTGTAAAACGTCGGAAATTGGAGATTTAAGTTTGGCAAGAGTTTTTTTTCCTCCATTAATTGAATTCCACTTAACGGATTTATTAATATCCTGCCAAAAATTCATTAACTCTTCAGGAGTAATGGGTTTATTTCGAAGATTATCTAATGCATCATCAATATATTTTATTGCAGATGCTTTGTCGGGGGAAGGATTTAATGTTCTAGACAAATCGCTGCGTATATCTGCGAATTTTCGGATCATATCAGATTGTGATTGAGCGGGAATTCTATTCTGAGCATTCGGCATTTTCTTGAGTGTGTCGTATGAATCACCGAGAGAGCTTTTAATAGAAGAAAAAAGATTTTTTGTTTTCTCGTTTTTCCTTGCCACTTTAGAAAGCGTGGATATTTTAGTTTCATTTTGCAAAAGCGGTGAAAGTTGCTTTTCCGAAAGACCGATCTTTCTCCCGCCTTCTGCCAATTTTTCCGCTTCTTTTGCTCTAGGACGAACTTTCCCCTCCAGGGCTGATGAAGTTAGGGAGCCGACAATTTCCGTTGCCGTAGCCAGAGATTCGGGCATTCCTGCTTCTCTAAGAGATTGGCCAGCAATCCCAGATCCACCTAAACCAGCTAATGTTTTTAAGCCACCTCCTAAAGCGGCTCCTTCTCCTAAAAATTCTGCCCCCCTTCCTGCAATCCGACCAGCTGGTGTCTTTCCCTCACCAATTCCCGAAATTTTTTGAATACCTGCACCCACTTCTTTAGATGTCGGAAATCGTCCTATTCCAGAAGGTTCCAGATCAGAAAGAAGCTTAATTTCTTGAGGGGAAAGTTGTTCGCCAGAAGAAACACGGCTTGCAAGATCGGCCTGAATGTCGTTAACAAGCTGCTGGTTCTTTAGTTGAGTTTTTCCATTTTCTGGCTGTAATCCAAATCCCTGAAGGATATTCCCATAAGATCCCAAGGCCCCTTCTATAGCCTTTTTGGGAACTTGCTGTGCAATATCTCCTAAGGTATCGATAAAACCAAAGGTATTTTCTTCTTTTTGACGAGCCTTTTCGGCAAATCTTTCAAAAATATTTCCATGAAATTCGGGTTTCTCAAAATTATCCGAATAATCAAAATCGTCTGATTGATTTTTCTCAGCCAATCTTTCAAAGATGTTCTTATTCGAATTCTGCATATCCCAACTTTCTTGCCTCTTCTTCTGCTTTTTTAGGATCATTATTAAACTTTCTCAATAAAGCCTGTGCCATATAAGGAGATATTGGCGTATCTTTTTTAACCTTTCTAAACTTTTGAGAAGTTTTTTCGGCTATAGACTTGATTGCTCGCAGATCATTAAAGAGTTCATGCTGTTTTTCTTCTGCATAAGTAAGCATGTGTTTATTTACTTCTCTTCCCAATCCTTCCATAGAAAGGTTTCCCTTTCCCTTCATTTGATCTGAAAGCTCATTTGTGATTCTCACACGTTCTTTGTCTAGATCGAGTTCATTTTTGAGAGCTCTAGTTACAGAAAGGTTGGCTTCTGTAGATCGACCTATTTTTGCCATCATATCAGCGATTTGTTGTTCAATCCATTGGTTCGGCCTAGCCCCAGCTCGCGAGATATTCCCAAGGAAATATTCTTTACCAGCTGTCTTAAATATTGCACCCTCTGGTGATCTGAAACCTTCTATTCCCGTGATCTCGGCAAGATTATCTGGAGAAAAAAACGATAAGTTTTTCTGGCCTATTGAATCATTCATCAAATTTAAAGCTGTTTCTTTTTGCGGAATAGCCGTTGCAATTTCATCGGCTCTTGTAATAAGTTTATCGGCTCTTTCTAACTCATGTTTGAAAAGATCAGACTTTTTTTTGCCTTCTAACTTTTCCGTGTGTTCAAGATCTCTCAAATGTGCCTTGGCTCTTTCGGCTACTTCTCGATCGGGGTGACCTGTTAAGCGAAGCAGTTGATCTTTTTTAGGCCTAGAAGAAAGAACAGGAGTTTCTGTTGGAGGTGGAAATTCCCCAGGATTTACTTTCCCGTTCACATGGGACATTGGAGGTTCATTGCCAAAAACACGCTCAGCATCTCGCAATCTTTGCCCCTTCTGTGCTTCTTTGTACATCGCTGTCTGCAAGGCTGGAGGAAGGTTAGGATCAATGCCATATCGTTCTACAGCCTGCCTTTGTCGGATATTGTTCACCGTGTTTTGCAAGAATTGCACTGCTTGGCCTTGTCTTTCAGGAGAAACTTGAGAGAGAATTTTTCCGATGCTCTTTTGAAGAAACACAGGATCATTGCTCTCCATGGCCTGTGAAAGGATTCCGCTAATTGCATTATCCTCTCGCACTTTGTTAAAATTGTTGCCAATCTGCCGACCAATGTCAAACGGCGAAGGATTACTCATACTTGCCCCCATCTGCTATCACCTAGTTTATAATCCATCCAATCAGGCTCAAAACCCTTTCTTGGGGCATAAGCATTCGGAGATGACGAAGGCGCAGAGGAACTTGTTTTAAACATGTTTGAGAAATTATCGCTTGTTAGATATCCGCTAAGCCCCGACAACACATCTTGAAAGCCACTTGTAGAATTTGGCGCACCAGCTCCAGCACCAAGTATACCATTAATAGCATTAGCCTTTCTATTCTGCGCATCTTGCATATGTTGGTAATAGTATTGATTCAACATCGAGTCTAGATCTACTCCTGCGCGTGTTAGTGTATCTTCAAGCCCCGTTCCTCTTTGCTGTCCAGACGCGATGTAACTCTGCTGTATCTGTGGAGCTATCTGATTGCGAAATTTAGACATTGCAGGCTCTACAAACGATTTCTGAAAAGCTTCATTACTTGGATTAAATAAATCCGCAAAATCCCCCTCGCCACTCAAAGACGCTAAAAGCCTATCCACAAGCTTTCTCTGCGTCCTTTGCATCTTGGTTTCCTTACCAGCACTTCCTTTGCCTGATAACCAGCTTGCCACGCCTGCTGCAAGAGGCGGGCCCCACCATTCTGCACCAAAAGTCATAAAAAATTTCCCCTTGACGAACAATTCGTTTTTTTATAAATTTGAGAGCTATCAAGCGCAATCAAGCGCGCTCGAAAATTTATAAACAATCTTTCCACTTTTTTTGTTTGACAAATGTTCGCTTTTTTGCCAAAATCTTCTCTCACCCGGATCTAGCTATAGATCTCACACCCCTGCCGTGAAAAAAAAGTTATGAACAATTTTTTCGTAGTTATGAACAAGTTATAAACAATCTTCCCACATATAATCATTTTTATGAAAGCTGTGTCCATACAACCGTTGTCGGATTAGTGTGATTTGTCAGCATTTCAACCTTGTTTGTACCTAGATTTATATTTATCGAACCTTGTGCTAATCCCACATCAGACGCCTGCCCATCAGTATTTCTTTGGTAAAGATCGGGTTTTTGGTTGATAGCGATTGCTAAATCGGTATACATGCGCTCAAGGATGACCATCAACTCTTCAATGCTCATGTTTTCTCGGTTACCGAAATCAAAATACTCTGGAATACTAGCCACTGGTATATCCTCCAGGTTGACAATGAATACGCATTGAAGTTAAACGAATCTGAGACTCAGGACTTGATTGCTTCATTACAAACGTTAAAAAGTTAGCTTCTTGATCCACGGTCATATTTACCCACGAAGATTTCTTCGCTGAAACAGTTGTAAGACTTGGCTGACATAGAACATTTTTGATAAATGGCGAATCATCCTCATCAGCATAAACATCAACTAACAAGCCACCGCCATTGCATTCAATTAGGAACTCAAGGTGCGAAACGTAGCAACGGCGACCTTGTGATCGATAAGGATTAAATGGGATAGTTTCTGCATAAAAGTTGATGGGTTTTGCAATGGAACCGCCAGAAGAATATGCCGTAAGCAGTGTTGAATCGAGATCGATCTCTATTGATGTCGGAGTCGCAGAAAGAACGACATAGGGCTTAAAAGAAATGCTATTTGATCCTGGAGTGTAATTGTTGATGCCAGAAACGTTGTCAGCATTGAGCATTCCATCAACATTCTGAACAATGATCTCATCGCCAGCTAAAACTCCACAAGCTGTCACTGTGAGTGTCGTTGTTGCTCCAGGAGTAACAGCGCTTATGTCTGATAAGTAGTCACAAAAGTTTGCGTTAAGCTCGTAAACGAATCCTAGATTATCTCCAGCAAGAGTCTTTTGAACAGCTTCACCGAGGCCGATTCGATCCCAAATCTCTGTAGTTGTGTCCCACATTGCCCAAGATTCATTCCCAGCGGTCTCATCAATGTCGTCCCACGTTAAACTAAGCCCAATATCTGTTTGTCCAAGAACAGAAAATCGCTGCTCATACACAGACCAGGAATTCTCTTCGTAGTTATTTACAAGAACAGAATCCTGAGTATCGGGAGAGACACTATCGTTTTCAGAGGAAAGATATGACCATAAGAATTGATTGTTTAGGCGATCAAATCCGCCATATGTCCAATTGAAGTAAATGGGATTTATCTGATTCTGGGTAAAGAAAGGGATTTTATTATCAACACGCAGATTTTGCCGCGAATCTTTACCAAGAACACCTGTTTTTCCAAGAGATCGGACGGTATCAGACCACGATAAAGAAGAAAATTTTGCATCGGTTCCATAAACTCCAGGAACAGCACGGCCGAAATAGGGATTGAAGGCATCGCGAGTTTTTTCAAGAACATAGGCCATGCGGTTAAAGTCTAGAATGATGATCTGTCCCAGAATTGTAGCGCCTGTGATATAGAGAGATGTATCAGCTTGGAAAAGCCCTGAGCCAGCAACGTCAAAGTCGTCTCCATTTCCAGAAGAATCGCGAATGCCTGAGTATAAAATACCCTGTTGATAGTCGATACCAGCAATGATCGGGATTACAAAATTTATGCGTTCATTGAACCAAAGAACATAGGTGGCGTTTGTTAACGCTCCCGATGCAGGAGCATTATAGTCAAGATTATCACCAGCATCGGTATAATCCAAGACATTTGTGCCATCATAAAAAAATATCGAGGACCCTGCCCCATTTGGAGCGATTCCCTCACCACAAAATACAAATCTTGGATTGTTGCTAGCATCTGGATAAGTTGTCCCTGAAATATATGCATCTGGTGTACTTAGATTGAATCCAGTATAAGTAGCCATCGAACCACCAAAAGGAACAAGATCAAATACACCAGTGCCAGTATTATACTTGTACAAGTTGTTCGCATCAAAGACAAGAAGCTCAGTACTATTGGTCTGAGTAATCGTATGCTCGAAAATACCATAAATTCGATTTGAGCTAACACGTGGTGCAAAATACCCGAATCCTTGACGAGATTGAAGCACCTGACGGTAAATAAAACCATTATAAATATTTTGAAAACTGTCCACAGGTTGCAAAAACTTGACTCCAGCATCAGAAACTCCCGTGGCATATCCTGTGATTTCGTAAACATCCATTAAAGTGCCCGATAAAAGATCTTATAATTCCAGGTCTGTCCACTCGACGCATCGTCCGCACGCGCCTGTATTGTAAGCCCAGATGCTTCGGAACCATTACCAAATTTAACCGCAGAAACGCTGTTGCCTGAGCCTTGAACAACTGTTCTATTCGACCAGGCTTCAACCGTAGAAACATCCGACCTAAACCAACCCCATTGCGTTGAATATTTTCCCGTAGCCGTCGTGTAAAGAAAGATCTCACCATAGCAATTTGCTGGCACAGTTTTAACGGCCGTGTAGCTTGAAGATGAGGAGATGGTAACCGTCCCAGAGTAATAACCTGGTGTCGCTTGAAAAATCGTCGATGCATTTCTTGTAAACCATTGAACCGAGTCTAAAATTGTTTTTGCATACAAAACAGCGTCCATACCCGTGCCTACAACAGGGTCTTCAGGATTCCCCCCAACAGTAAACGCGGGAGATTGGATCATGCGATGACGCCCATCTTCATTAGAACCAACATTCCAGAAATGATCGCGCATTGTGACGGTATTTGTCCCCACAATATCATTACCCATCGTTGTTTCAATGTAGGTCGTATTTTGATTACCAGCAGTGCGGTTGGCTTTAACGGAAATTCCGCCTATGGGCCATGTTGAATTCCACGGCATAAATTACCTACTTCTTGTGAAATTTTTTTAATGTTTCTGCCAAGATAGCACGCTTTCTAGTCTTTGGGTTCTTAGATTTCTCAGCTTTTTTAAGCTTCTTTTCAGGGATTTTTTCTCCCTTTTTTACTCCTAAGCTTTTTCTTAGACTTCCAGGCTTTTTTATCGCCCCTGCTATCCACATTTCTTTTGCCATCTTTAATGCTCCTCAAAGCGGATTTTATCGAGTCAAACAACCGCTCATCCCATTCAACATCGGGCTGAACCATCATAATTCTAATTTAGCGGTAATAGTAGTATTCTTTTTTTTATCACGATCGCCAAATTCATTGCGCGTTTCTTCTAAATGTTTTTGTATGATCGGATCGTTAACGTCGAGTTGAAACTCATCAAAAATGTCGAACTTTTTTGTGAGTTTTTTCCCCTCTGTTTTGATACATACTGAAAGTTCAATCGCATTCATTATTTTCGTTCCTTTTTCTTTTCTTTTTTGTCTTCCATGCGCTCGTAACGTTTTCCTTCCTTCTTTTCGTGCATCGCTTCTTTAGATTTTTTCTTTTTCTTTTTTCCAAGAAGTTTTGCCTTCAGTTCCATATCGTCTTTAATTTGACCGCGAAATTCTTTATCGTCTTTTTTCAAATGAGAAAGAATTGTCTTTTTTTCTTTGGCTTTCATTAGTACACCTTTGTGAGTTTTGCTGTTTTTTTCTGAGCTTTGACGCGGGGCTTTTTCGAATATCCCTCTTGCTTCTCAGCCTTCTTAAGATTTTTAGCGATACCAGCTGTCTTCATCTGCTTTCTCGCTGCTTGACGCTGTTTTTTGATGTAATCTTCATCATCTTCAGCGTAGTCACATCCACTGACTGCTTTTCTTTTAGCCATTATTTCTTACCTTTTTTCTTTTTGGGTTTATATCCAGACTTTCTTGCCTCATTGAGGGCAATGGCAACCGCTTGTTTTTGCGGTCGTCCTCCAACTTTCATTTCAGTCTCTATGTTTTGTCTAATCGCCTTTTGGCTTTTTCCTTTTACTAGGGGCATAATTTTACCTTAAAATCTTGGGGCTGCACGCGAATTCTTAACTTGATTGTGTGCATGCGTTAATTGAAGCTTTCTTTCACTCTTGAAAGATGATTCAATTAACGATCTTGCGTCGGGAGCATAACGATAATCCCTGGCATAGTTCATTGATGCGCCATAAGCCAGATAACGAAGCCAATAATCAAACTGTAAAGGCTCGTCTTTGTCGCCATAATCACTATTTTTCTTATATCCATACATTTTGATAAGATAAGCGGTATTTGGAAGAGTACGAAAAACAAACTCCGTTCCGTAATAAAGCATCCCTGTCGGATAGCCCCTGATCAAAATATCTTCATTGTTTATCCCCCAGATTGCATAAAACTCCCCAGGATCTTGATAAACTGGAAGCCAATTCCACGATACTGAGCTCCCAACGGGATCGCGTAAAGAAATAAAACACTCTAGAGATGTGTTAATGAAGTCATGATCGGCACCCACATCATTAAATGTGTAAACACCCGTTGGATTGGTTTCGTCAATAGAGAAAGACAAAGTACCAAAACTTTCGAAAAGCTTTGTATCATTTGGCATAGATAAGCTAACGAAGTCGTTGAGATAACGAAACATTATGTCATCGCTTGCATCAGGGTCGTTTTCATTACGACGACCAAGAATCACGCGCATCAACGATAAAACATCACTTACCAGTCTTTCCCCTGTTGCCATTAGTATTCTCCGCCAGCATAAACAGTTGTTAAACTAAAGCGTGGACGCTTTCCGACCATGCGTGTTTCTTTAGATCCATCCGCAAGATTCACCCAATCCCAGACTGGATAACCCTTTTCGGCAAGATAATGAACGATACACTCAGGAAGATCGTAAACTTGTCCAGGGGTCAATTTTTTGTTATAATGAATTAGATCATTGCTGAGATATACAGGAACAGGATGCAGCGACTTATCGTTGTTTCCAAACTTCACCCTCTGCTTTGGATGTAATTCTTCTGGGCATTGTTGGATTTTATAACGGCAGACTCCCAGCTTTTTGTTAGCTTTTCTTGCAGCCTCATTATAAAGACGGTAGTCTCTCAATGTGTTTAAGGGCATATCTTCAATTGCAAGCTCCCCTTCAACTTCTTTAAGTTTTTTCTCCATTAGATCATTTTTAGCCATAGGTCATTCATCTCCATCAGGATTATGATAAAAAAAGTTGTCGTCAACGAGGTTGCAATAGCCTCCTGTGACGTAAGGTGGAAAATTCGTGGAATCTACAGGCACATCCGTAACGGGATGCTTCAACGAAAATGTTGTATCTGTAAGAAGCACGATCTTCCACCTATAATTGTTTAGCGGATCTTCACCGCGAGGGATCGGCATTGCGCCGTTTAAATCCGTGAGACGGACAAAGTTGCCCGTCACATATCCTGGATTTACATCGATCGAAACAACGCAGGGAAGTGCATTTGTTATCCCCAAGATGTTCGATCGACGCGGTGTTTGTCCCATACGATGTAAAGCCGCTTTACATTAGCTCAACTGACCGAGATCAGTAATTTGTCCAAACTTATAAACCTCAATAAAGAATACGTCTGCGTTTGCGCCCATAACTGATGTTCCAGCAGTTAATTCATATGTGATTGGATTGTACACATATGGATTTGGGTCATACGGAGAGGAATTCGAATAAGGATACACTTGTGGGTTGTTCAAACTAATGACGTTTGTTTCAAGTGTAATACGGCCACCGCTCACATAAGCATCAAATGCCGATGAGTCGATAGGCTCGCCAGTAATCACGTCTTTCAAGCTGAAAGTTGTCGAAGAGAGAACGACAATCTTATAGCGATTGTTGTTCAGCTCAGACATCCCGTGATCCACTGCACCACAATTTCCAAGATCCGTCAGACGAACGATCTGATTTGTTTGGAAAGTGAATGTGCTATGCGTAATAACGCATGGATCAGCTGCAGTGATATTTGAAATTGTCGCATGACAACTGTTCGGGCCGCCCGAAGTATCTGCTACGGTAAATCCATTGGAAGATGCTTGCAGGAAGTTGAAGATATTGGCAGCACCAGAATCTTCAATAACTTTTTCCTGATAAGCATATGCGGCAGTTGTCAGATTTCTGAACCATACAGATCTAGGAATCTTAGCAGCTGTCGCCGTCCACTGAGTCAAGTTGTTAAAAACAACTTTGTCAGGCTGGAAGTTGAATGTAAAAGTATGGGCATTACCAGCAGAAATAAACTGAAAGGCCTCTGTGCATGTTTGTCCTAAAAATAGATCAGCCATGATATGTTCCCTCCCTTAACCTTTAGTTGATAAAAGAGTTACGATGTGGGAATCATCCAGAATGGCTGCATTGAACCATGCTGTGAAGCCCATAGACTGGAATCTATTGAGATAATCATTAAAACCAAGAGGTTTCAAGATCATCTCTGTAGAAACTTCATCCAATCCGACATAACCATAAGCGTTTGCTCCAACGAAAGTGTTGTTGTAAACGACAGGATTTGTCGCAGAATACTTAACGAGTGTAGATGTTACCCAGCGAGCTTCATCCGTTGCACCAAACTCAGCTTGCAATACAGGCTCTTGAGAACCGTATTGAGAAGTTGGAACAAAGGAGTCAATGTTTCGAATATCTGGCTTGAGGTTAACGTGTGCAGTAACCCAAAAACCAGGCTCCACGGGCCCTGTACCAAAGCGTGATGTTCCTTCAATGGTAGGGGTCATCTTCTCAGTATCGTTATCATCGAGATATTGAATAGCTCGATTGATATCAGCCTGTGTAAGCTCGGTAATTGCGTTACCATTAGCTCCGTTTAGACATGAAATCTGAGGAACAGAAGCATCCCAAACATCGCGTGTAACCTTGTCTAGCATAGTGTGCATACACTGTGAAAGGTTATCCGCTGTTTCAGAAGCTGTGTCATCCTCGACGACGAGAAGCACTTTTCTACCCAGAAGAACGACCTTGCCGAATTCCTGGATCGTTACGTTAATATCGAATTTTTGTACCTGCTCTGGTGCTGGATCAGCATCTTGAGAAAGCACGACAGGATCAGAATTTAAGTTTTCCTGTCTTCTAAAGGCCATAGTGTCCGTATTCTTTTGGGGAAGCGTAAACGCACGTCCAAAGAGATTATGAACACAACGAGGCTTAGATCTCTGAAGCAAGGCTCTATGCGCCCAGCGGTCAGACATCGAGCCATAGCCTGATGTTGTAGTTACTGACATAGTTTTCCTTCAGCCTATCTGCGAGCTTTTTGCTTCGACTTTCTCCAAGCAGCGAACTCAGAGTCAGACATGCTCATAAGATCCACGGCATCATTTAAAGCAGCAGCCTTGGGGACTCCGCTAGGAGAATTGGGCGCAGGTTTCTTTTTTTCCTGCGGCACGGAGTCTTTTTTTAATTGCATCTGCTGTTTAGCCGTTAGTGCATCCATAAGCGTATATGCCTCTTCGTATCTGTTTGGAGACTCTTCGATAGCCCTCGCGAGATTAGGTCTTTGTTTTAAAAATGTTGACAATTCTCCCATCACGCGTTCGTATTTTTCGGGATTCTGCCTAATCCAGATCCTTTCTTCTACGGCACGAATGGTTTGAGCTTGAGAGGCCATCACCTCTTCACGAGTCGCAGACTCATAACGAGAAGCATCATCCTCTTGCTGCGGAGCCGCTTGTTGCGCACGCTGTTGATTCATGCGACGCTCATAAGCAAGCTCTAATTCAAGCTCTTTCTTTTTCTCTCTTTCTTTCTGCAAAGCAGACAAAGGAACCATCGTTTTCTTTGGCTTCTCAGCAGTTTCTTGAACAGATTCATCAGAATCAACAGCCTGATCGACCACTGCTTCTTCAACAATCTCCTCAATGTGAGGCTCTACGGCTTCCTCAACTTCGTTTTCCATTAATACTCCGTATTTTTAGCGTGAAATAGCCCTTCACGAAGGCATTGCGCCCTTTGCTTGTAGGTAGGCGACACCATCTTTATTAAACTCAACTTTGAGCTTTTTGTTTGTTCCTCGAGTCACAACCCAAAGTAGCTCACATATCCCTTTCTTATTACTTACCCAAAAAACCATCTGATTAGATAGAAAAGGAGGTAAGCGATATGTTATTACTGGCTGACTCACGACAAACTTTGTGGGATCATGCTTGTCAAACTTTGCATGGATAGAAAGATAGTACGTCTCTTGAATGTGCTGGTTAGCTAAAACAGCATCGTCAATAACACGATCTATCACCTTTTTTAGGGCAACCTTCTCATCAATAAATTGACGAGGAAGTAAAAGCCCCGACTTAGGATCTTCCAGCAAGTTTGATTGCATTCTTACATCCCACTCTTTCCGCGAAGTGAATCCCAATCTTTGTGAGCCTTCTGGAGAAGCTTATCAGCCTTACGCTGATCCGCGTTCATTCCTGGGCCACAACGACGAGAAGTTTCAGCGGCTTTTGGCATAGGATTGTCTTTATAAGAACACATCCCTTTACCATTGTTCATGAATGGCGAACCACCCATGCCTTTTCCACTCATCTTTGCCATGTTATCCCCCTTGGTTTACATGCTGCATAATGCTTTGTTGATCTTGCGCCTGACTCATCTGGTCAACAGCCTGCGAACGATCGTAGGATGTGTCCACGTCGTGATAAATCTGGTCGGCTTGATTGCTTACTTGCGCTTTTTGCGCCTCTCTTCCAACCGCTTCTTCTTTTTCAAGAGCATTCACGAATTCAAGAACCTTCATGATGCGATCTTCATTAAGCTTCGCAATTTCCGTGATAGCTCTCGCTCGATCCAAGGCAGCCTGAGCAATATTTTGCTGCGCCTCGGATTCTCTTTCGTCTTTGAGTGATAAATTGCTTGCAACGCGAGACTCTCTTTCCTTCGCAAGACCCAGTTTTTCTTCTTTTGTCGCGTTGAGAACTTCCATTTTGAGTTTTTCTGCTTCCATAGCTTGCGCAGCCTTTGCCGAAACCATCTGCGATTGAGATTCGATAGCTTTTTCAAGATCCTGAATGCCAGACATCGAAAGTGCGCGGACAATTTCAGGCTCAGGAACATTGACGACGCCATCTTTCTTAAGCTGAACCAACTCATAGTAGTAAGCATCTTGCTGAGACTTGGAGCGCACGCCCTCTTTAATCACTGCGTTGTATTGCTCAAATTCTCTTTCATAAAATTGATCTGTCGGCTTTTCATTGAGAATGCGTTCCACTTTCCCAGGAGAATAATTTTCTTGGATGGCTGTAAGAATAAGTCCCCCGAGAAGCTGCTGAGATGTTTCAACGTTGTCAAAAATCTTTCTATTTCCACGAAGACCTTGAGCAATGCGAACCTGCGCTAAACGACCAGAAACTTGCGTATTTCCTTTCTCATCAATCCCAAGTGAAGACTCTGTTACGTTAGAAAGAGTGAGCGTCAGTTGATCGAGCACCTGCTGATACTGGATCAATGCTGGATTTGCTCCTCCGCCATTGAGCTGCTGAACAGAATCCATGCCTGCGGGTGCATTTTCTGGATCAATACCAATAATTTTGTTTTGTCCCGATTGTTGAAGATCAGATGGGTCTGCAACTGACCCGATCATATATTTGAAACCAGTCGAAATATCCGAATCCATCATGTCGACGATCTTCATGTGGCGCTTATTAAACTGACGCTGAGCCGACCAATTGCAAGAAGCTATCCCCTGGATACGCTGTGAAGGCATCCAAATAGATGGCTCCATATAACAAATGATTGGAACAAATGGATAGGTCTGATTAATTCCCGTTTTATCATCACCAACAAACATACGATGACCATTGAGAAGCACATTCAACTCAATGAAAGACCTGTCAACGTCGCGAATCTCAACATCGGGAATTTCGTTTTCATCAATGCCAAGCTCATCAGCATCACGACGAAGCTCGCGCAAACGCTTAATTCCCATCTTAAGCTTGCGAATCTCCTCGTCTGATAAATCCGTTATATCTCGGTAATAATTAGAACGCATGTCTATGAGAAATTTTCTCTTTCTCGTGACACGCTTGTAATACTGATCGTAGGCGATTAAGTTTCGATTTCGAGAGAATGTGGTAAATTCAGGGTGATATTGCAGAAACTTGTCATCCCTGTATCCCATGGAAAGCTGATCGATCTCTTCTGGCGGAATATAGGGCAAAAGCTGCTTTGCATACTGCTTGTCAATAAGATCGCGAGTAATAGCAAAAGAACAATCCTTAAGCGAAATCTCGGTAAAGGTAGGATCAAGATAAAATTGATTGTAGCATCGCTTGTAAAAGGAAATATCCCCATTAACGAAATCCTTGGTGTAATCCATTTGGATGCCGCAAAGAGAAATACCCGATTTAAAAGCCTCGTCACACGCATCTAAAAATACGGGAAATCCATGCCCCTTATCCCAAATATAGTAAGAAAGCTTTGTAAACTGATCCGCAGTTTCTTTATCCGATCCCTCCATCGGTGAATAGATAATCTCATTGATATTATCCCTAAGATAGCCCGAAAAGAACTGGAGAGGTCTGCGCATGATATTTAATTCAAGAGGCTCTCTGCCTTCTTTGATTAATATCTTGCGCTCTTCATCACTCCACGTATAACCAGATGCCGCAAGCGTATAAACCTGCGCATCTTTTACAAAGGGAGCCCAAAAGTCATGGGCATACCGATAATTCTCTAAAAACTCGCCACGAATCTCTATATCTGTCGACATAAATGCAAAGTAAACATTTTACTTTACAACATAAAGAAAATTTTAATCTTGTCAAAGAAATTTGTTTAAATTACGCGCCGTGTGCGCGCATCAGTGATGACTTTGTGCTTTTCTAGGCGAGAATCGAGAGAAGAGGCGGACTCTAAATGCCCCACAGCTTGGCAAACATAGCGAAAACAGTCAGCATAATTTGAAGCTTCATTATGATAAGGATCTTCTAAATATCTTCCTGTAGGCTCATGCCAAACTTTTCGGTATTTAGCGACCGGATCGAGGAAGTTTTTAACTTTTGAGACATTAAAAATGCAGCGATTAAGCATTATTTTTGAGTGCGAAATAGAAAGCTGACGATCCATCCTTTTAAGCACATGAAAGCGAGTGTTGGTATGACTAAAAAGACGGCGAAAATCGCGATCATAAGAATTAAGTACATCAAGTGGATTACGTTTTGCAGAATCATGAGGTAAAAAGATGGTGTGATAGACATATTTCTTGTCATTGAGAAGAAATTGTGCATAAAAATCTACACCCTTATTTTTGTCCTCATAATAGTCAATAATGCGAATCTCCCCATGATTGATCTGAAAAAATGCCATCACAGTTAAATCGTTAACCCCAATATCCATGGCAACATAAACGGGAAGCAATGCATCATAAATGTCTGTATAAATACATCGGTTGGAATCATAGGCTTTAGAAATTGCATCTGCAAAATAGAAAGCATCGCTAGAGGCCAAAAATGCCTCTGAAACAGTGCTCGGAAACTCTTGTTTGATTTTATCACCAAGCGTCACTTGCTGGACAGAATACCAATTACGCTGCGCCTGAGATATCGTTCTTCCCGTTTCCCTTTCTATCTTATCAAAATAATCCGTCAAGGAAACATCGTAGCGAATATTTGTTTCAAACACACAATAAGAAGGCTCATCCATCCATGGGTAAAAAAATAAACGATAGTCCAATGATGACAAATCATCGTTACCACGGCGAGAAGCTTCGGTAACCATCTGAGCAAAGAAGCCGTCATTCCCTTCCCCTGTGCTCTCAATAATAATCGTTCCATCTATTGGTACAGCCTGTAGAGTTCCTGTAATGACCTCTTCAGCCTTTTGGGGATTTCTAGCGCATGTTTTACCAAATTCAGATACGAGCACAAGAGGGTAACTGCCACCACGCAAGGTAGTATCAACACGGAGTGAAGAACCATTGTCAAAACATATCTCACGGGCCGATCTTCGCACAATTCCAAGACGCCCTTTAAGTGTAGGCGGTAACGTATCAAGAGCGTGGCCAATGATCCTGCCGAAAATATATTGTGCATGTTCCAGGGAATACGACACGATACCAGCCGACAAATTAAAATTAAATAATACACTGTCGAGCAGGTATAAAATCGCAAAAGTAGACATTCCAAGCTGTCTAGCCTTAAGGATTAAGTTTCGATTGTGAAGATTATCGAGAACATCTTCCTGAACACGATTCATCCTAAACGGAATCGAGTTGGAATTCTTGTCAATGATGCGATAAAGATTGTTGAGACGCCAGCTTTGATCGTTGATCGACATTACTCAGATTGACAAATTTTACCATCTGCAAAAAGCTTTGCCATGGTAGCTAGGTTTACAATATCGTCTTGCTTTAGAGAAGCCATTTTGCGCTTCATGTCTCTGTCTTTTTCCTTTTCTTCAAATTTATCCAAGAAAGGATCAAACATTTTCTGATAACGATTCCATGAACCGTAATTGAGTTTTTCTGAGTTAAGAAGCTTTTCACGACGATCTGCAAGACGCATTTTAGCAAGAAGATAAGTGTTTTCAAAGTCCTCATAGTCGCGAATCATTCGCCTAATAACATCGGCAAGATATCCGTGAGAAGCGCAAAAGCCAACAATGTTTATCGAATCATCAAGCTTTGACCATTCATCTAATTCCTTCATTACAACAGTGTAATCATACTCTTTAGGACGACCACGCGGTCTTTTTGCTTTTACCCCTGCTACGGATCTATCTGTCATAAAACTTCCTCGCTTTTACCAATTTGTAGTATACAAATTTTTATACAACAATAAATTATTTTAATGCTAGGAGTTATTCAATTGAACATGATAGGCTAAAAAAAAGCGGTCGAAGCATGGTGAGAGTCCGACCGCTGGAGGTCAAATGAAAAATCTTTTCTTCAGGTCAACTCTTATCATGAACGCAACATTTCACCAAAGGAAAATTTCTTATGAAGAAAAAAATTATTTTTATTCTATGCGCCCTCATAGTACCAATGTTTTGCAGCGCCGAAGAGGATAAAGAGTTAAAAAATTTAGAGAAAAGCCTCAAAAATTTTATGGAGACAGAGGGATCTTATAACCAGCGAGTGGTAAAAAGATTCGTCATGATGAAGAGTGAACTCGAAAAGTTTTTGAATGCACGATTTGACATGGAGGAATGCGCTAGCAATGCACGATATGAACTTGCGAAGATGGGGTGCGAAACCAATGACGATGAAATGGATGTTCTCATTTTTTGGATTGAAATCGAAGAAATCCTATTCAACTCTGGGATAAAATATAAACTTTTTCTTCCCGTGAATAGGACATTTGGACTCTGTTCGGTGATGGGTTCAGTAATATTTAATCTATGCTCACAGCCTCTTTTTAGAGAATGGGGAGAAGTTCTTTTAGAACTAGGAATTCAAAACTATATAGGAGAAACAGATGAAAAGACTGTTGAGATGGATGCTCAATCTTTTGGATACGCCATCGCCAGTTGATCCTAAACATCCGATGTACAAACATAAATAATGGAGTCATCACAAGGACCCAAGAATCTTGTGAAAAAAGGAGGCTAAATGAAAAGGACTATTATTTTATCGCTATTTTGTTTGAATGCATTCTGCGCTTTTTATGGACATGCACAAGTTGGAGATGCCTACATGGCTACATGCAAAGTAGCAAGAGACGGCTATGAATACGGCGGAAAAAGCTGGCAAGAAGACCACGATGCATGGGTGAATGGAAGTGATGATCAACCTATGCCAGAGGAACTTAATCACATTGAGGGAGAAGCTTATTTAGAAGGCGGTAAGTGGGCTGCCGAATACGAGGGAGAAGGAAATTAATATGAAAAAAGGAATTATTTTATCGCTACTCTGCCTAAATACTTGCTGTGCTTCATATGGACATGCTGAGGATTTTTTCCACGCAGATCCTGTAACTTTTCTTAAAGGTGGAGTAATACAGACAAACAAAGGGTTTTGTTTTCCTGCTAACAAATTTCTAGTGTATGACAAAGAGTTTGATTTGATTAAACAATCGAATATACATTCTAAAAAATTGTTTGAGCAGAAAATGTACGAACAGGTCATGTTCGAGCATTTAGCCATTTTTGAAAAATATGGAAGCGCGGAAGACGTAAAAATACTCAAAGCTAGCCAAGCAGAAATTCTACTGCAAAATATGATTAACGAAAGGGCTGCATATGACGTAAGCATGCAAGAAGCGGAAAACACGCTTATTTTGGCTAACCTCTATGATGGAACGATGGAAGCCCTTTTCAAGGCTGCAATGGCTTCTGTATCAAGCGTGCCTGGTGGAGGAATGCGAAATTATCTACTTCCTGCCGTGTGGGAAACAATTAAATTCTCAGTAGAAAAAGGATTCCAAACATACAACATGTGGAATAAATACAATTATTATCTTCAAGATGCAAAAAACCATGCGGAGATATTTGATTATTACATGCAAATGCTTCTGAAAATTCAGGGAAATTCATGAACGAACTTTCTTTAGTGGATGTGATCGTCAAGTTTCTTAACGAGAAATATCCAGAAATCGCGAAGAAGATTACCCTGCAAGAGGTACTGGATTTTGTAACATCTTACACCTCGCAAAGGACTTAGTTTTTGGGAAAGCGCGCCCCGTGTATGGCCTCACGATATCGGCCCGAGTATTTTGGTGAAACTACCCGTTAGGATGTGAATATCTTCCTTAAAAAAGACCGTATTCACACAGAGATTCACTAGGCCGCCCGTTGCCTGGTCGCTCCATATCGGGCACTTTTATTTAAAGGACAGATGAGCTCAAAAAGACTTACATTAGAAGATAGAAGACAGATAGAGGGATTATTGCATTCCAATTTACCTCATAAAAGAATATGTGAGATGGTTGGAATCGCTACAACCACTTTGTACAGAGAGTTTAAAAAATGTAAAGGCCCATATGATGCGAAAGAAGCGCATCAAAACACTTGTAGGGGCTATCAAGAAATTGATTTTAGCATAATAGGAAAAAAATTAGGATTATTAAAAGTTGTAGATTACGTCCACAAATATAATCATAGAACATTTTGGAGATGCAAATGCGATTGTGGGGCATTCACTGTAATATCGAGAAGAAAACTTATTGAATACTGTAGTCCAAATAGACCTCACAGCTGTGGATGCATTGCTAAAGAAAACAAAGGAAGGGGACAAAAAGTTTCTTTTGAAGAAGCGTCCTTAAGAAAATATCAAGATCTATTGAAATTTAGGAAAAAGAATGGTGAGTGTTGGGAATGGACAGGATATCGCTGTAAAGGAAAAACACCTAAAACTTCTTGGAAGAATAAAGGGATGAGCGTCAGAAAGTGCATGTATTTATTATTACATGGAGAATCATACGAGCCTAATCCTGTTTTCACGACTTGCGGCAATTTATTGTGCTTTAATCCGGATCATTTGACTTTAGAAAGGCCTTTAAAAAGACATTTATATGAGGATTTAAATGGAAAAAACCCAAATTAAAAAAATAATTGAAACATTCGAGAAATGGGATCATGAGTTATCCATAGGGATGCTTCCCGAAGATAAAGAACAAATGTTAAATGAAATCATTAATGCTTTAAAGGAGGAAAAATGAAAGAAAAAGAACCATTAAGAAAAACATATTGCGAGCTGGAAGAGGAGAAGTTTTATTCTAGCAAAAGAAAAAACATTAGCGATTCTGACCCTCGAGTGCTAATCATGATGATTGTGGGGTTTTTTTGTGTATTTGGCATCTGCTTTGCGACAAATGAAAACGCATCGCATCATGAAAAAACCCACTGGGATGGAGCTGGCGATACCTGGACTTGCCGAAAATGTGGAACCACAAACTACAATTGGCAAGCAAGCTGCGGTGGCTGTAAGGCTTGGCAGTAGAAAAATATGTCGGGTGAGTGTGAAAAATGCTGGGAACATTGCTTGGATTGCCAGTGTAATTTAGATGAACAAGTGAAAAGACTTGGAAGCAAGATCATTATCTATGGAGATAAAACACTCACCCATGCAGAGAAAGTAAAAATCTTAAAGGAATATTTCGCACGTGATAATCGATTGCATTGCCGACCTGCACGGACACTATCCTAAGCTGGACGAAGGAGATCTTCTGATCGTAGCTGGCGATATCGCTGCTCACGGATTGGCCGATGAGTATCTAACATTCATTAGCTGGATTTCTAGGCAGAAATATGAAAAAAAGATCTGGATATCTGGTAATCACGACAACTATTTGATCGGCTCGAAAATCATTCGCTACGTCGACGACCCAAGCGTCGAATATCTGTGCGATTCTGTAACAATCTTTCGCGATCTCTTAATCTGGGGCTCACCTTGGACACTTTCTTTCAAAGAGCTTAACCCCCACTGCGCAGCGTTTACGGGAAGCGAAGCCGTGATGAGAAAGAAGTTTATCCAAAAACCAAAAGGCATAGACATCCTTGTAACGCATGGCCCGCCATATAGCGTCTTGGATCTAAATGTTTATGGGGATCGGTGTGGATCAAGAGAGCTTTCTCGAATAGTGAAGGAAGATCCGCCAGGATTGCATGTTTTTGGGCACATTCACGAAGCCCATGGACAAGAAGAAATCGGAGAAACGCTGTTTGTCAATTGCAGCATCATGAACGAAAGGTATCAGCCTATTTATCCCCCTACACGAGTTGTACTATGATCACCAAGATTCACATCGATGAGCAAACCGATAAAATCCACGTATATGAGCTTACATGGAAAGACTTCTTTGACTCAGAAGAAGAAGCGGAAAAGGCTTTGGAAGATTTAAAACAAAAGGAAAAAGATGACCGACCCTTATAATGTGTTACCACGATTGGAGGCGCTTGAAAATCAAGAAACGGAAAGCCGATTAGAATACATCGAAAAACTTCTTCGGGGCATATCTTTAGCCCAAGGGGCGATCGATGCGCATTTTAAGAATGGCGTTAAACTGATTATTAATAACGAAGACTTGAACATCATTGAAGCGCTAAAAAAAGCAGTTCAGGAAATTTTCTTAAACTGCAAAAGCCTCTATAGAGCTTCAGAAGACTTGCGAAAATTAGCTCACGACGATTCTTTGATCGGGACAGTTAGATTCATGGCAAAAGAGCTGGCTGAACTGAGAAAAACTGTCGAGGAATTGAAAAAAAAGGGCGTTCCACAACAGCTTGACGTAGCCGTAACTTTGGACGGTTATGAAATGACAAAACGCAGTCGAGTGAAAGAAAAGATGCTCAAAGATATTTATGGAAAAATCGAAAAAGAAGATCCACATAAGTATTTAAAAGAAGCTCTGGAAAAAATCGATCCCATCTATGCCATTGCTTTAACATATCGCTATGGATTATTTGACGGGAAAATGATGACATATGCCCAGGTAGCACAAACAATTGGAATATGTCTTTCAACCGCCACCGCAAGATGCAAAGCTGGTATTATAAGACTAAGAAACCCAAAACTACGAAAGATTGTAAATAAAATTACCCACGACAGACTTAGAAAGGAGATATTTGGCGATGAAGATTGATAAAATAAATATTTACGTTTCCGAAAAAGGGAGAAAGGATTTTGGAAAGGTTTTTGTTTACGCGACAGAAATGGCGGCCAACTTTCCTGAAGTAAATCCGCAAGAATTTGCAGAAGCGTTATTGTTTTTTGTTGCCACTTTAATAAATGAGTCTGTTAAAGAAAAAAAGTACGTAATGAAAGCTTCTCATAAACTTGCTGCGCACTTTTTAGATTATTGTAAGCAATTGTCGGAGATAGACTAAACTTGCCTGTTTTCCTCGCAAATGTCTCTACAATATTCGAGATAGTGCTTCGCCGACAAATGAGTTAATTTTGTAAACCGTTTGTCTTGGGCGTTGCTAAAAGCAAAAGCCGCGAGGAAAAAAAGGAACGTTTCATTAACCAAGTGCGGAGAATCATTTCCGCATTCTATTGAAACAAACTCAGAGATTTTTAATAAAAGATCTTTAAATCTTTCTATTTCGTCTTTTTTAAGATAAACAGATAAATTAATTGCGTTTGTTATATCCATTTTCAATGCTCAATCGGTAATAATGTTATTTTTAAACGATACTCTCTCCCATGCCCAGTGCTTATTGTGTCGACATTGAGATACCCACATTCCGCAAGGTGCTTGATCCAGCTTCTTACTGTGTTTCCAGTGACCCTTTCTTTTTTTGCCAAATCTTCGATGGGTGTTTCGAGTACGCGGGATTTTCCAATGATGTCGGTAAGGACAGTATAAAAAATCTTTGCGCCAAATGGCAATAAAGGATCGTTTTTAACCTTCTCTGGTAATAAATAAACTTTTTCCAACTTTATTTTTCCTTATTTGTGATTTTTATTAACACGTAATATTCTTTTGATGTAAACTGATCGTAACTAACTTCGAAGCCTTCGTGGGAATCAGCACGACCAGGGCAGTAATCGCCAGTAATCACTTCGCATATGCCGTCCAGGACATATTTTAAGCTCATCGGGAGATTGTCGAAGCGGTCGAGCTTACGAGGAGCAAAGCGAATGAGCTCGATCCGACAAGGAAGGCGAAGAAGATGGCGATGAGGGCGCAGCATGTAAGCGACGGCTGCTTTTTGCTGACGATGTCGCTTGGCCTTGTCCCACCACTGCTCGGCCT